ACTCTATTTTGTACATATAATATATCTGCATCACTAAATCTAAAATCAAAGTAATTATTGCCATCAACATTTGATGATATAATTGCTTGATGAGCACCTAATTTACTTCTTTTAAGCCAAGTGCTATATGTCCACTTTTTGTTATTAGAAGGTGCATCAAATTCTCTTGTAAGGTAAGCATCATCAGCAGAATTGAACCTTAATGACGTTGTAGCAACACCATTGTAAAACCCTGTAGGCTGTTCTCCTGCACCATTTGCTATTAAACTCATACTTGTTCCCTATGTTAGTATGGCTGAAGCTGACACTAGTATGGTATTATTACCACTAGTCGCTGTTGCATAATATGTTAGATGATAGCTACCACTTGCTGATATTGCAGTTAATACATCTGCGTTAATTAATAAAGATGCGTGTGCTGATATTGTATGGTTACTTGCATTAATAAACAATATGTTACCTGACTGACCAATAGCAGGATTTGTAAGAGTTAATGTTAAATCTCCTCCTGTAGTCACTTTAAAGTTATTACTTACTGCTAAATCAAGACTACCATCATTGTCGGTTGTCATAGTTCCTGCTGCTCTACCAGTAACAAATACATCATCTGCCATTGTGAGAATAGTTGTCCCAGTTGCAATCGAAACGACTGTGGCATCTGCATCATTTTTAATTACAACATCTGAGGTTGAACCTTGTCCTGTAAGTATTAAGCCTTCTGCTGAAGTATAACCAATCGCTGCATTATCACCTGCTGCTGTGTCGGTTGTAGCTTCTAGTGTACCACCTGTGATAACTCCAGTTGTTGTAATTGCACTTGCACCATTATCAATAGCACCAAAGCCAGATGTAATAGAACCTGCATTTAATGCACCTGTTGTAACAATGCTTGAACTACCTGCAACAGGACTTAATACTGAAGCTATTGCAGTACCACCTATGGTAATTGCATCTGCTTCTAACGTACCATCTACATCAACATCACCAGAGAAATCTCCTGTTGCAGCATCTAACTCACCACTTACAGTAAAGTTTCTTATACCTGTGTAATCTTTGTTTGAATCTAGTATAACTGCTTTTGATGCAATCGCTGTACCCACTGCTGTCGCACCTAAGTCAAGAGCATTAAGTTCTCCTACTACTGCTGTGATACCGTCTAAGGCATTAAGTTCTGCCGCAGTTGATGTAACACCATCTAGTATGTTTAACTCTGCTGTTGTAGATGTAACACCATCAAGAAGATTGAGTTCTGTTGCTGTGGATGTTACTGCTACATCTTCATTAATTTTAGGACTTGTTAGTGTTTTGTTTGTTAGTGTGTCTGTTGATACAAGAGATACAAGAGTTGAGTTAGCACCTGCTGGTAACATAAGAGTATTAGTTACAGCTGCTGAGTGAGGTTGCCCAAATACTTTTTGACCATGAGAGTTTGACTCACAGTTAAATACTATAGCACCTGAATTAGTGTTACCTCTGACAACGACTGTACCTGTTCCGTTAGGTGCAAGGTCTAGTGTTGCATTTGATGTTGTAACAATATCAGCACCATTCATGTCTAGGTTGCCACCTAACTGTGGTGTAGTGTCCTCTACTACGTTAGATATAGCACTTGATGTAGCAAGTCCTGATACAACAGCACTTCTAGTAATCTTTTTAAGTCCACCACCTGAAGTGTCTACTGCTAGGAATACATCATCATTAGCTACTGTAGATATTTCTGATAAATCACCTACTGCTGTAGGATTAAAGTTTGTACCATCAGCAACAAGTATGTGACCTGCTGTGTTAGTACCCATAACTAAGTCATCACCTGATATGGTTAAGTCACCTGTTACAACAACGTCACCGTTAAATGTAGCCTTACCTGCAAGAGCCATATCAATGTCTAATGCTGTAATTGCACTTGCACCATCTGTACCTTTAATCTTAAAGTTCTTGTCTGCTGTGCTTACTGTTAGTTCAACGTCTGTGGAGTTATTGGCTATATCTAATATAGATGTTCCACCTGATTTAACAATTACATTATTGCCACCTGCATCAAGAATTATATCTCCTGACGAATCTAATGTTATATCTGTTCCATCATTAGTAATTGTGTCTAGTGCAATACTTCCTATATTAGTAATATTTGCATCACTCATATCAAAAGAGCCAGTAACATCTAAGTCACCACCAACACTTAAATTACCTGACACATCTACAGCACCATTAATGTCTATTGTTGTGGAAGCAATCTGTATCTCAGTATCTGCAACAATATCTAATTGTCCATCTGCTGATGAATTTAAAAATATACCAGTATCACGAAACTGTATTTTATTATTAGTAGCTACCGTAGTTGCTGCCGCAATATTAACTGCACCATCTATATCTACAACATCAAGGTTAGCTGTTCCTGATATATCCACATCTCCATTTATGTCAATGGTTGTTGCAGCTAGTTGTATTTCTGTATCAGCTACAAGGTCTAGTTGTCCATCGGTACTTGAATTGATGTATATAGCTGTGTCTCTGAATTGTAGCTTTTCTGTAGTAGCAATAAGTATGTCATCATTAAATTCAAAGTAATCCTCATCTTCTTTCCATGTAAGTAATCCATCATTAGTGTTAGCATTAAATGTTACTGCTATATCAACATCTTGTCCTGCACCTATTGTAACAGCATTAGCAAGTAGTCCTGCAATAGGTCCACCTTCTCCTGCTGTACCATCATGTGTATGCCCTGACGATGCTGCAAAAGCTGCTAATAACTGATTAAACTCATCATTACTATGAGCTGCAGTTATAACATCTCCATCTGCAAACGTGGACTGTCTTGTGTATGTATCACCCATTAACGTCTAGCTCCTAACTGATATTCTAACTGAAAACCTTTAAGTGAATATGGTGCAGTTGTACCACCATCTTCTACTTTTAATGCTACAGCAAATCCTGAACCTTCTACAGCCTGTCTTACTAATGGTTCAGACACTCCACTGTCATATACACTACTAGTTGAACCATATGTAGTGGTTGATTGCCCATATATAGTAGCAACTTGTGCTGTATCTAATGGATATGCTGCAGGTTTAGATGCATTAACATCATCATAATCATATCTTACAAACAAATCAGCATCTAATGTAGATTCAGGTTTAAAGTTTACTATGACCCTTTGCATATGTTTTCTTATTCCGGGGTCATTAAATGTTAAATCAGGACTTCTATACTTTCCTGATATAGCAGTTCCATCAAATGTATTACCCTGTTCTTGTCTATATATAAAACCATTATCATAGTCACCGTGTAACACTAACACATCACCATTTAAAACAAAACTATCTGTAGCTGAAGGTCTTAAACCACGAACTTCTGCAAACTCAAACTTAGTTCCTTTTAGTACACAGATAATACCTCTAGTAGACTGCTCGTTAGTATTAGCCTTAGTAAAGAATATTCTGTATTGTGTCTTATCTGTTATAACAACTGAATCAAATTCAGATGCTGTATCTATCTGCTCATTAAATATAGACTGAACAGCAGAACTTATAGTACCCAATTCAACGTCACCAATTCTTGCTGTACCTGCAATGGTTCTTAAACCATCAGGACCTAAGAATATTAAGTCACCTGCAAATTCTTGGATTGTATCGCCATTAATGCAACCTATGTTTCTTGTTACATCAGATACTGCAAAGTTTGCACTTGAACTTCCTGACAGTTTAAATATTCTAGTTTCACAAAATATAAATAAGTTATCACGGAAAACTTTTATACCTGTTATCTCGTCATCAACCTTTATGCTTCCTGCACCTGAACCACTACTAAAACCATCTTCATTAAAGGGTTCACTAAATACTACTTCTTGTTTAGTAGTTGATTTACCTGCATAAAACATATGGTTTTTAAATGAAGCAACAAACTTAGCACCTGCTACGGAGCTATCACTTATGTCTGTTGCAGATAAACTAGAGTTAAATACAGTCGGTGCATTTGTGCCATCAACTACAACTATTTTATCTGTGCCGTCAAAGTTAAATCTTTCAAATGTATATTTACCTGCACTTGTTCTACCACTATCTATGCTTGTCCATGATGAACCACCCGGAGTTGCACTATATATACTAGTA